GCTTTGTGATACATGATACTTTCTACCTTTCCTGATAGCAGGGTAGTATTTCATACCCTGCCGTATACCCTGCGTTAGCTGTTGTCCCCATACTCTGCAGCGTATATGCAATCCTGGCATATAGTGCAATTGTCGGTTCCCTGCGTTGGTATGTGGGTAATCGTTACATCGTAGCAAGTATTATACAAATCGCAATTCTCACAACGCGCAAAGTAATTACCAGAGTCGAAATCAGGGGAACCAACAAAGTCAAATTCACCCGCAGCAAAATGCCCAGCGTAATTTGTAATCGTTTCATCTACCATTTGAATAACCTACCCTTCACTAACAGTCTACTACATTATACGGTATATGCAAGTGATACCTATATAGTCGCATCATTTACTACGATTTCGTATAACCCGTAAACAAATACGCCTATACCTATTGAGGCAAATACCCAAAGTATAAACAATTGCATTTTGAGATAACCTTTCCAGCTGGCAGGGTATATGCTACCCTGCCGCATACCATACATTAGATGTAGAATTCTTCCCCGTCTATAAACCTAGTAGGTACACTTTCCCTATTACGATAATCAGTTATGTACCATACGAAATCGTTTTGATGTATTCGCATACTGGAATCAATACCCGACAATATGGCATTTAGTCTTGACTTTGTGGTAGGCGTAGCCCATCCACGATTCCAAAGTGTAATTCTAGTCAAGCCAATTTCGGCTATTAGCTTATCGTGTAGATATACCTCTGTTATCCTGGAATCATCCACACTTATGACATTTACACGAGTGTTAGCATATGCCCAGGATTTACCCGTACGCATCGCGTGTAACATTTGAGATTCTATCTTTCGCATTCTATCTACCTGATACCTTTCATCTGGCAGGGTATTTCTACCCTGCATTTTCCACCTGCTAACCCGTTACGTGGTTCCCTGCGTCTGCGTTGAATTCGTCCTGTCCATTGTCATCGTTGCATGAAATGTAACATTCCAGACGGTTACCAGCTTCCGACAGTAAACCTATCGCTTTCACGTCCGCTTTCACGTCCGTTGAATTCGTAAGTAATGCCAGCGCGTCATCGATTTTTTTCAAAACGTCTGCGAGTGTATCGGTTTGACCCGTCCAAATATTGCCCATTTTTCTACCTTTCGATTACCTGCCGATATTCTAACCGGCAGGTATTTTGCGATTACTTTCTACTTTGCGTCTTGTATTTGTCTTACGTTATTTGTCAAGCCTATTGACTAGCGTCATGACATCCGCAATTCTTTCGTCATTTCCTACGCCTATATTCCAACGATACAAAATTCCTGCCGATAGCTTCCACAAGTTGGAATACCGCTTATTTCGATTTGAGATTATTACAAATGTTTCGTGTATAGCCGATAGTTGATTTGTCATATCGGTGATAGACGAATTGCCCAGCATACCCTGGAGGTCAAGTGCATCGGCAAATGCATCATCTAGCAATTCTTTCGTCGTGTGCAATCTAGGATTTAGTGTCATATCTTTGTAACCTTTCGTGTCTCCTGCCTACATCAATACAATACCGTATAGTCCGGCAGGTATGCAAGGATTTACGCACCAGGGTTTGTGTGAACAATTACACAGTCACATAATACGATTTTTACTTGACAACCCGCCAACAGCTGTGATACACGCGCGCGCACGTTCCATTCTATACAAATTGAGGACTCCCCTTTTTGCTGATTACTGCGGACTGGGGTACCGGGTATGGCAACCACCCGCCCAGTAGGCAGTAGTTACCGGGGGGACTCCGACACAAATATCTCTACTTATTCCACACTAATCTTTCTCCCACAGTAGATACGACACAAATATCTCTACATATCCTACATCATCATTTCTCCCATCGTAGAAACTAAACGTCTCAACTACATCATCATTTCTACCCTATGTAGTAACTGTTAGATGTGTCCTATTTGACCTGTATTTGACCAACCTGAGGTCAATTGGTACGTAATGGGTAGTTGTTAGGATGTACTCAGTAAGGTTGGTATACAGTTGGCATATCAGGGTGGTATTACTCAGTAAGGTATCAAGTATGCCAACGCACGTAAATACGTGCAAATACGAGCGTAATCGTGCGGTTACGTGCGGATAGATATTATCCAGTGAGTGGATAGATATGTAATTCGTTTTTAGTAAACCTGCTGCCCTGTAATCGTTTTTACGGCTTTGTAATCGTAATATGTGAGACATGACAAAGAATACGTTGTACCAGTATGCGTTGAAGCGTATACGTGTAATAGACGGCGATACGTTGGAAGGCGATATAGACCTAGGCTTTGGTGTTATGCTGTCAGCTACGAAGGTCAGGTTGTCAGGTATCAACTGCCCTGAGAAAGATACAGAGCCTGGTAAGGCAGCTAAGGTGTTCACTCAGCAATGGATAAGTAAGATACTAGACAGTAAGGTAGATGTCATAGTGCTAGTCAAGAAGCACAAGAAGGACAAGTATGGCAGGGTGTTAGGTGTGGTGTCTGGTAATGGTGAAGACCTTGCACAACAACTTGAGATGAATGGTCACGCTAAACCGTATGACGGTACTGGTGTTAAACCAACGTAGTGTGCTAGAATGCGTTGCCACCGCAAGGTGAGTGTTACAAGAACAACAACAACCAAATGAGCCACCTTGAATAAGCACCAGGGTGGCTTTAGTAATTATGACAACTGACCAAAAACGACAAAACTGTAAGGATATGCGAGAAGCTCTAATCTTGCACTACGGCTATAAAGACCTAAATAAGGATAGCGTTGCTTATATAGAGAATGCTTCTAAGGAAGAGGTTGATTTACTGCACTCTAGACTGAGTGGCATCATCAAGGATAAGTTACTACGTAAGTAGATAATTGGACGATGTAGGCATACCAGCTAATCCAGCACAGTTGATTATTTAATCCCAACAAATTGATATGCCTACATCTAAGAACGTTTAAAGGCTTTCTGGAGACTTTCTTTTAGTTCTACTATCTTTCGATAGCAACCTAGTATATCACTCAGGTTATTATTCGCAAGATATCTATCTACCAAACTGGTTCCTCTATCACAATCCAGTCATTAGCAAAGAAGTCTTCAGTAGGTAACGTAATGCCATCTAGGACTGATTCCTGATTGTCTATGGTGAATACAAAAGCGTTGAATGCTTCAGACCAACGAAGATACGCTTTGTCGCTATCCCAGTGAACACGAGATACCTTCTTGCCTACCGCAATAGCGTTGTATACATCACCAAACGTCATCTTTAGTAATCTCCCTATACTTACTGATAAGTGTACTAGTTCTACCTAAACTTAGCAACCTTTTTTGCAACCGTCTTAGGTTGCGCTACAAACTGCTTGCCTTGTGCGTTACCAGCTGCTTTAGCACGATTGGTTGCTGCCTTCTCACCAGCGGATAGTGAAGACCAAGCCTTCTCAGGAAGGTATCGCTTCTTCCCTTCACTAGGACTACCGTCACTAGCTTTCCACTTCTGGTCAGTCCACTTTGAAAGGCTATTATCAGAAGACTTTTTACCTACGTATCCACCACCAGAAGCCTTGTATTCCTGTACGGCTAACTGAGCTTTACGTGCTGACCATTCACCAGGGTCACCACCCTTTGTAGAGGCTTTTACCTTGGCTACAACAGCCTTCCATTTAGATGGATTAGTCTTCTTTGCAACGCTCATAAAGCATCATATCAAAGACCTTAGAATGGTGTAATACCCGACTATTAGGGGGTAAATATCTTGTGGGGGGAGGGGAAAGAATTTTATACCCCTATTAACAAGAATATATACATACTAAGTATGTATATTAAATACACGCACGTAAGAGAGACGTTTTGGTATGATGTGGCTATGACATTAACTGTCATATTAAATGCGGTTTTTTGTTACAATAATATAGGAGGGTATTTTAATGCCACAAGATTTACGTAATGCTAGTGACGATTATTTAAAACGGTTACGTTATGTCAATAAGCGAGTTAAGGAATATACAAAAGAAGGTCAAGTAGACCCCGATGTACGCGCTCAGCAAAAAAAATATTATCGTGGAGATGCAGGGATGAAGCCACTTAACCCAAGTGTATCTAATCCGGGTGACCAGCAGTTGCGAGACCTTTATGAAGGGTCCGGTAAATACTACGGGTATGGTAAAACTGCTCTAGAAGGCTCCAAGCCTTCGTATCCTAATCAAAGCAAAATGTCTAAAGCTCTTGGCGTAAAAAATACCAAAGCAGGGATGTAATCCAATGCCCTACGTAAACAAAGCGCGACCCTACGACAAGGAATACAAGCAACAGGTTGCTAGAGGTGAACACCCAACTCGTATGGAACGACAAAAGGCTCGTAGGGCTATGGACGCAAACGGAGTAGCCCGTAAGGGTAAAGATATTGACCACAAGAAACCTCTTTCAAAGGGTGGTACTAACGCACCTTCCAACCTACGGTTGGTGAAACCTGCGACCAATCGCAGTTTCAAACGTAACTCTGACAGTAGTGTCAAGTAATTTGTGATATACTGACACTGATGACAGGTAATGTCAGAGGAGTTAGTAATGAAGTTAATTAGTTTTTCAAGGGATTCTGAGGTTGAACTCGTAATCAATCCAGCTAATCCTGGTACATACGATTTGTCGTTTTCTGGTGATGACGGAATCAGTATTGAGTCTGGTTTAACGGCTAGTGAAGCTTGGCTTCGCATTCGTATGACTTCCACTAAAGTTCCTGCTAAGTTGATGCTTGACTTTGCTGAGTTGGCTATTGCATCTTCGCTCAAGAGTAAAGATACTTACAACGTAACACTCAATCCAGAGGTCACTGATGCTGAATAGAGTTATCCTTGTAGGTCGCTTAGTTGCTGACCCTGAACACCGTATGACTCAAACTGGCAAGGGTGTTGCTAACCTTCGTGTTGCAGTAGACCGTAAGGGCAGGGAAAAAGAAACGGACTTCTTCGATGTCACAGCTTGGGGTCAATCTGCGGATTTTGCTTCTACATATCTATCTAAGGGTAGACTTGTTGCTGTTGAGGGTCGTTTGCAGGTTCGCCAATACACTGATAAAGACAACCAACAACGCAAGGTATGGGAAGTTGTCGCTGATACGATTCAGCCTTTGGATAGTGGAAAGACTAGAGAACCGGGTCAGCCGGGTCAGTCGGCAAATTCTGCACCTGTAGCAATGGATGAGATAACAGACCCATTTGCTTAGGTATCCATAATTCAAGTTTTATGAAATAAGTAAGAGGAATGAAAACTGACTGCGCTTCGTCAAACTCATTCCTCTTTACTCTTGGTCCAGCTAATCTTGATTCTAAGTTAGGCATTCCTTGGACTTCGGTTATGTAGTCACCATCAGTGAACTCTGTTAGTAGTACTGCATACCCGTCATATGAGCGTAGGTAGTCCCACTTTGACTTGGTAATCATCACGTCAGAGTAAGTTCCAAAGCGATGCGTACGTTGCTTGTATTCGCATATTCCAGACAACTCAGGTGTATTCCAGTTGATGTCATGCTTACAGGTCTTTGGTGTTAGTTCAACATCACATTCGCCGTATAAGCAGAACAGCCTTCCTTGTAGTTTGAGTGCTGCATATGCTTGTGCCTGTCGATTAGCAGGTGTTTCAAATAACTTACGCATAATCGATTTTATAGGATTAACATGAACGAAGTAAGAACAATCTGGTCTACACCAGATGCTGAAGAACATATTTGTTATTGTGCTAGAGTTTCTTCTAGCACACAGTCCAATAGGACTGAAAAAGAAAACAAGCGTCTACTAAAGTACTGCATACGTAATGGTCATTGGTCAATCTTTGAAATGGCTAACTGGACGATAGAGATAAAGACCAGTAGGATGGTTAGCCGTCAATTTATAAGGCATTCAAGTATCAGAGTGCAGGAGTTCAGTCAACGATATGCAGAAGTCAAAGATAGTATTGCACCTCCAGAGATGCGTGGAAAACATCCCTACAATCGACAGTTGTCCATTCCTCTACCTACTGATGTCCAGGTATATGCTGACTGCATTGTTTCTGATGCAATTCGCAAGATTGAAGACGCATATGATTCTTTGATTGAGTGCGGAGTAGCTTACGAAACCGCTAGGGCTATCCTGCCTGAGTGTGCGCCTACAAAGGTATACGCTAACTCATACATCCGTAATTGGATTCACTATATGAACGTGCGTCGAGGTAACGGTACGCAGAGTGAACACGAAGACCTTGCTAACAAGATATTCGCTGAGTTCAAAGTTCAGTTCCCATTTATTGCTGAAGTAATGGAAGAGATGGAAGAAGAGAAGAATGTTCAACCTACTGTTTAAGGAAGCTCGTGTTCCTACTAGGGCTACGTCTGGCGCAGCTGGATTTGACCTATATGCACTTGATGACTATGAACTGAGTGACGGTCAAGTAGTCGTTGTGTCTACAGGTGTGTCTGTGGACATCCCTAGCGGTCACTACGCTATGGTTTGCTCACGCTCAGGCATTGCTGCCAAGTATGGTGTATTCGTGCTGAATGCGCCCGGTATTATCGACTCAGACTATAACCTTGAGATTAAGGTCATCCTGTCTAAAGTGCCTAATGGAAAGAATAGTGTGAAGTTCAACATCAACGCAGGAGACCGTATTGCTCAGTTAGTATTTGCTCAATGCGATGCTGATATGTATCCACGCATGACTGCTGATGCTGTACGTGTAGGTGGATTCGGTTCTACTGGGATGTAAATGAGGAGGAGCCAGCCGCTGGGAGTACGGCTGGCTCTATCTAGGTAGAAAGGTTATCTGAATCAGGTAGGTAGGTGGCAATCCAGACAAAGACAGTATACACGAACGCTACTCTTTGTCAACTAAGTTCCTATAGTATTCAGAGTAATCTAATGCAAGGTTTATGAGGTGACGGTTAGTATCCGCAATATTGCACTTCTTGTATACGTTTTGTAAATGGAAATGCACTGTCCTTTTAGAGATGAGTAACTTCTCTCCAACTTGATTAACGGTTAGCCTATCTATGGCAATCAAGTGAAGTATGTCAAGCTCACGTTTGGTTAACTTGTCAAACATCCCTTGCTCTCCGCTTTATGGTATTGAACTGAGTTTCAGCCTTTGCCTCATCTTCATAGAAGTAGATGACGCTATTATTCTTTCCATTCGAGTACTCTTCCCGGTGGAATACAAAAAAACTATATGTTGGATGCTTGGTGATAGTCCCTAGATTACAGATTAGACTGTGACCTGGACAACGTCCATTGATGCAGCCTTCTTCGCAATATTGTTTTCCATTAAACTTCTCTTTCCACTTAGGGGATACTCCCATAGGTGTACCAAAGGTGCGTTCATCAAGGAGATTAGCTAGGTGTACGATTGCATTGATGTACAAAGGGTCATCAGTTGAAGTGATTAATTTCTGTGCCATATGACAATAATATCAGGTATGTAATATTAGGGATATACGTTACAATCGTTTTATGGGCGTTGTCAAGAAATATCAGAATCCTAAGGGTGGATTGAACGCTGCTGGTAGAGCACATTTTAAGAAAACTACTGGTGCTAACCTTAAACCGCCAGCACCTAATCCTAAGACACCTAAAGATGCTGCTCGCCGTAAGTCATTTTGTTCTAGGATGGAAGGTATGCGAGCTAAGAATACATCCCCTAAGACTGCAAAAGACCCTAACAGTAGAATCAATAAGTCTTTACGGGCTTGGAATTGTTAGTGAGATAATGATGAAAACTAAAGCGCATCGTGGATTCAAAGTAGTACAAGCAGATATTGCAAAGAAGCAAGGTATCTCTATGGATAGTGCTGGTGCTATCTTGGCAACTTCTGCACGTAAGGCAAGTCCTGCCGCTAAGGCTAAGAATCCTAGACTGAAGAAAGTATTAGGGAAGGCTAAGTAAATGCTGAATGAGATGAACAAACATATGAACCATCTTTCTATGGGTACTTTGATGACCGTAGAAACAAAGGAACATAATCTCAAGAAAGCACCTACCAAAACGGAGCTTCTGAAAATGGAGCAACGTGAGCATAAGTTAGGTAATCGCCCGACTATGCGACAAGCAATGGAAGCCGAGTACGCAGAGCATTCCAACGCTGAGGGTAAGTTGGTAATCAAACCAAGTCGAGAGCAGGAAGCCAAGGCTACTGCCATTTATAAGAAGAGGAAGTAACTAAAATGCCAATGGGTATGCCTTATCCTAAGGGAAAGATGTCGATGTCGAAGATGATGGGTGTTGAGTCCGCAAAAGACAAGATGCCTATGAAGGCTGAGAAGGCTGATATGAAAAAAGGTGCTAAGAAGATGCCAGCCTTTATGATGAAAGGCAAGAAAAAATAATGGCTGACGATAAAGTTATCACAAGAAATGTAATACCTAAAGTTAGTGGAACATATGGTCCAGCATTTGCTGAAAATCCATATGCTTCATCTAATCGTCAGAAAATGAAATCTGGAATGTCATATGGTATGGGTAATACTGACAATTCTGTATTTGGACCTAGTAAAGCACCAAAGTCTGGTGGAGATACACTAGATTTCCTTAGAGGTAATCAAGGTACACCTCCAGGTAAAGCTCTTGCGTATGGAGTGTCGCTTGTTCAGGAGTCTATGAAAAAGGGTGATAAAAAAGACCCTTCTGAATATATGAAACTATTGTCTGGCTCAGAAGAGTTCCGTAAACTTGATGCAGACTCACAACAAAAGGTTAGACTTGGAATGCGACAGTGGTTCCAAACTCAATCAGCGTTTAATCCTGCTAAAGCAATGGAAATGAAAAATGCTGAAGAAGCAAAGAAGAATGTCAAACCTAACTTTGGTTATGGTTTTTCACGATAAATCTTTAGGAACTCATCAGTAGACTCAACGTCTCCACTATTCAACTCATAAACTAAATACCAGAGTGCCTTCATCAAGTCATCTTGACGATTGGCACTTTCTTTTTTGCCAGCACGAGATACGTACTTGACTACATTTCCAAGGGCAAATCCTAGTTCCCAGTCCCTAATAGCCTCAACTGGTTGGATTGTTCCTTTGCGATAATGGTCTGGTACTGATATATCTGACATACAGTGAGTATACACTGTCAAAGGTACTAAGTAAAAACATTGGCTAAGTTCAGATACTATCCAGGCTTTGGTTCAAAAACTGAGGCTGATGACCCCATTACGGAAAAAGATGGTGTCCGTTATAAGACACGTAATGGTGGCTTGGTCAAATTATGTGAAGCAGAGATTACTAAAGGTAAGCTCAATTACTTATGTAAAAACTTTGCAATTAAGAACTCCAACTTTTGTTTACGCCACGGCGGAGTACCAGCAGTAGCAAATACTAATACCCTTAATTTTCAAACAGGCGTTAAAAGCATAAACGCATCAGGTCGGTTTAGGAACGTAGGTTCAAGGTTACTAGGTCGTATTGATGAACTGCGTGAAGACCCTGAGTTGTGGTCACTTCGAGATGATGCTGCTTATATAACTGCACTTCTTGATACTAGGGCTGAGGCTGCGGCTGAAGGCGTAAGTATTGACCAGTACAAAAAGATACAAGAGATATACAGAACGTGTTGTGAGAAGAAATACTCCGATGATTTCTGGGAAGTGTTCGCTGAAATGGGCAGAGCCTTAGAAAATGTAATGACTGAGTTTGCAGCTGCCAAAGATGTTATTGAACTCATTGAGAAAAGAACGTCTATTGTTGAGACAGAGCAACGCTTACTTCATCAGAAAGCCTATACTCTTGAGGTGGACCAAGCATTTAGTCTTGTAATGCAGATGGTTAAAATCATTCAGGACAACGTCAGTAATGCGGAGGAGTTACAAGGTATCAAGGCTGGTGTAGGTAAATTGCTCGCTGTTTATCAACACACGATTGATGACATGATTATTGATGCTGAGGTAATTGATGGCACAGAAGAGTCAGGTGAATACGAGACTTACTCCGAAGGCGTTGAGGAAGTTCGTCCGTCCGAATAAGCCATTGACTGTAGCGTTGCTTGAAGCAATGCAAGAAAAGTTTGATGAAAACATAGATGGAAGTGAGTTTGGTTCAGTTGCTCATCCTATTGAAGGACACGAATTAGAATACTCTAAGTGGTTAAAGCGTTATGCTCCTCATGCTGCATCTGCTCCACTTGCTAAACATCACATACGTGCTTGGGACTGGGCTGAAGGTATAGAGACTGGTAATCCACCTCCTGCACTTATTGAGTGTTGGTTTCGTGGTGGTGGTAAGTCCACTACTATGGAACTTATCTCTAGTCGTATTGCAGTCAAGGCTACTAGGCGATTCCTTCTATATGTGTGTTCAACTCAGGATGCTGCTAACCGTCACGTTGCAGATATTGCAAACACTATGGAGAAGTGTGGTATTCAACGTGCCATCAATAAGTATGGATATTCAAAGGGTTGGAACGCTGAAAAACTACGCACTGCTAACGGGTTTAATATTCTAGCCTTTGGACTTGATACCGGCGCACGTGGTGTCAAGTTAGATAACCTTCGTCCTGACATGATTATCTTGGACGATATTGATGAACTTGATGACTCAGTCAATAGGGTCGAAAAGAAGATTCAGACTATCACTCAGACTATTCTCCCAGCGAAGAGTACTGATTGTGCAATCGTATTTGTACAGAATAGGATTCACGCTAACTCTGTTATGAGTCGTGTTCTTAGTGGTGAGTTAGATATGTTACAGAACAGAGTCCAATCACCTATTGTTCCAGCTATCGAGAACTTAGATTATCAACCTGTTGAAAAGGATGATGGTCGTACTGGTTACAAGATTACTGGTGGTG